ATGACTACTCTCAAAGAGCTAAGAGAACGCAAAGAATTAACTCTTAGACAGCTCGGAGAAAAGCTTGGAATACATTGGACAACATTACACTCCTTTGAAAGTGGCAGAAGAGCTCCCTCCTTCGAGGTGGCGGATCGAATAGCTGCGTTCTTTGGAGTGCCAATTGAAGAAATCTTTCCGAGATACAGACGCCGCTCCCCCTACCCAAAGGATACAGCTAAGGTCGGCTGAGGGAGCAAAACCTTTCGGTCGAGAGTGATCGAAAGCGGGTCTTTGAAAAGTGAATACATGGAGTTTTAAGTCACGAAGGAAATGATTTTAAAGGTTTCTTCAAACCTTGATATGGGAAATCATTTTAAAGATATCACTCAGATTCTTATAACTTTATCACCAATACGAACTGTAAGGTCTCCTTCAATTTCTGTGATTTGTTTCTGTTCAACCTTGAGCCTTCCCCGTCTACCGCCAGTAATCGGAGAAAAAGACTCAGGCAAATCAACAAAAGTTTCCTTCTTTAGAGTTACGCAGTAAGTAAAGTGGTCATAAACCTCTTTGGCAATAATATAACCTTTAGTTCTTGAAAATTCGCCAAGCTTGTATTTGCCATCGACATCTTTTACTTCAATTACTTTAGGATTTTTGATAGCAAAAATCATTTCATCTTTCACTCCATCTTTAAGACCAATGTTTATTATCACCTCAGTTTCACTAAGAATTACAACTATTTTCCCCTCAAGCGTCATATTCAACACCCCTATCTTCCAACAAGAAATTAAACCATTTAAAGATCATCATTATTTCTTCTTTACTAAGAAGAGGTTGTGAAGGTCTAAGGTGAGCATTAACAGTAAATCTTCCTTGAAGCTTTAAGTAATCAATTACATCATTCAATTGATCATCATTTGCCCAATAAAAATTATTGCCACTTTGAAATATCGATCTAGGGTAAATTTTATCACCTATTTTGGCATCGAAATGAAGATCGTATTTTGGCCAATGCGCTTTTTCTGGAATATTTATCTTTTCATCAATTAACTGAATCGGTATGTAAAAAACTTTATTAGGTTCTTCATACTCCATGAAATTAATTTGGTCGAATTCAGCTTTCAATACACTCAATAATTCTTCAAGTAAATTACGCATCTCAAAAGGGGTAGAGGGATTTGTAAGAGCTTTTAGCCTACCCTTAAGATTCTCTAACTCATTTAAATATCGTCCAATTTCTTCATCAATATCATGATAACGCTCTCTTATCAATTTACCTATAGTTATTGCCAGTTCTGAAGCTTGAAATGCCAAAGCAAAGTACTCAGTCATTTTAACCACCTCGGAGGTGTTAATCATGAAAGAAATCTTAGAGCTGATTAAAGAAAAGGACTACGCCAAAGAACAAGGCTATAAGCTACTAGAAAGTTATGCAAGTTTTGCAAAAATTCAACTACAGTTTCAACAAAGACTTGTTACCGAACAAGATTATATCAAATCTCTAAAGAATTTCTTAAATGTATGTATTGAGGTCCTCGATTTCTTGGAAAAAATCGAACAACAGGACCGTAAAGGGTGAGGAAAATCACTAAGACGGAGGAATAACTATGGATAAGGTTATTTGTAACTTTGAGGACGTTATTCGCAACGGCATAACAGTCGGAGGCATTCATTACCGTATAGTGATTGTCGATGAAATGGCAGGGAACACAATAGGCGAGGCCAATTATGAAAGAGACCTAATAACCCTCAAGCGCTGCGAACCCCAAAGAATGCAAGAGACATTACTCCACGAGATAATGCATATCATTTTTTATCATTCGGGATTTGATGAACACAACGAACGCGACATATCATCAATAGCCACTTGGTTATATGCAGTCCTGAAACAGAATAAAGAAGTGTTTTTTGCGATTTTGAACACAAGGCAAGGGGCAAATAGTTAATGATTATTTTTTGAGCCTAATTTATCACATCCAGGTCCTACACAGGATCGTAAAGGGTAAGGAAAGAGAAAGGGGTGTGGGTAAATATGGGAAGTAAATCACACAATCTCAGAGCAGCTGGACAGAATTAGCACACCAATATTGATGTCCTCTTCTTCAAAAGCTTTAAGAAGTTTCTTTTTTTCTATCTTCAAGGTAAGAGTATTGATGTTATCAGCGTATTTTAGCTTGGTTGTAGTCGGGAGCTCCAAATATTCACCACCAATACATACATTATCGTAGAATCCGTACTTCTCAAATATTTCGTTTACTTTTTTGTGGGCGCCTGAAGAAGGGTTATCGAGATCATAAGTAGCTAAAATGTACAAGTTCGATCCCCCCTTTATTACCCACACCCCCGAAAATATTTTATCACATTGGAGTTACAAAACAAAAGAAATGCAATCTGAATCGCGCTTTCTCACCCCCCTTGACCGTCGGGGAGCGATTACCCCGGCGGAACTTTCTAAAAGGAGGCGAGCTTCATGAGGACACTTACCGAACTTGAAGAGGAAATCGAGGAACTGAAGGCTCTTATTCGAAGTGCAGATGAAGAAAAGCGCAAAGAGATTGAAGCGCGGCTGGATGATCTTATGAGAGCCTACGGCGTTGAGTCCTACATTGAGAACAGGAGGAGGAAGAGTGATGGAGGAACTCAGCGAAAGGATTGAATACGCTCAGGAGATCTATGTTGAGTTACTCAAACGAGGTCACAATCTTCTGGCTGAAAAGGTTCAAGGAATCATTGAAGACCTTCAGGAAGATTTAGAAAACGAGTGGTACATAGGCCAGTACGGAATCTGGGGCTGGTTAGGGTTGTCAGAAAAAAGCTTCATGTGAGAGGTGAGAAAGAATGGAAAAAGAAAGAGCAAAAAGGTTAGGAAGGGCGCTTTTCCCTATCATTCGGAAAATGAAGGAATCTGGAGAATGGAAATCTTCAGATGAGATCGACTGGAAAAGGACAGCTGAAGCCTTAGCTCCACATGTTCTTAGGTTCAGAGAAGAAAGGGGGGCTCTGAATGCCAAGAATTATCACAAAGAGAATTCCGATTGTGCGGTTGATACAGGAGAACATGGACAGCATAGCACTGTCGTGGCAGCAAAGACGGATTCTGAAAGAGTTTAATAAATGGGAGCTGGTCGAAGATGAACTAAAGGAGTACATCTTAATGGAAATTAAGGAATCAACAGGCAGAACTAGGGTGATCCTCGAAAGAATTCTGAACCTGATTCTCAAGATCGATGAAGCCCAGGACCGGCAGATTGATGAGATCGCAAAGAAAGCAATACTTATAGCTCATATCAACAGAATATCAAATCAGATCTTGGCGCCCTACGACGTGTCAGTTGAACGATACAAGCCTAGAGAAAACAGACAGCTGGTATTAAATCTACCTATTGAACTTGGGATTCAGACTTTTAGAAGGAGAGATGTTTCATGACGATGGAGGAATTCCAAGAAAAAGTATGCAAAACAGCTTTGAACGGGCTTGAACCAGACAGCTGTTCGAGCTGCCCTTATGGCTCCTATGATGGGGTATGTCAGCATTCGGAACATCCGAAAAGGAGGAGAAATAATGAGCATCAAGTGGAGAACTAAGAGAGAAAGAAAAAGGTTCCCCTGCGCGACCAGGAGAACCCGGAAATTCAGACTCTCAAAAGTCTTGGATCATATGATCCGTGACAATTATACCACATCTCTACTTTCAGGAAAGAGGGCGACAATATGGAGCAGGTAAAGACCCTATCACGCACAAAAATGACACACGAAGAATGGCTTAAAGAAAGACAAAAAGGTATCGGCGGTAGCGATGCAGCTGCCGCCCTGGGGATTTCCAGATATAAATCCAAGTTCAGGCTTTTTCTAGAGAAAACCGGAAAGGTTGAACAACCCGAACCCACAGAGAGAATGCAGATAGGAATAGAAGTCGAAGAAGCCATATTCCAGATGGTTAAAAAGAGACTCTCGGATTACGCTCTGATTCACAACAACCAGTTTTACAGGCACAACGAATACCCGTGGATGGTCGGAAACATCGATGGAGATATCTATGACCCCAGAATCAAAGAGTTTGGTGTTCTTGAGCTGAAATTTGTGTCCCCGTACATGAAAAAGGAATGGGAAGGTGAAGAGATCCCTCAAGAATACATCATCCAGCTCCAACATTATTTCATAGTCACAAACAGGTCTTGGGGATATATAGCAGCTCTGATAGGCAACGAGGAGCTGTTGATCAAACGAGTAGAGAGAGATGAAGAATTATGCAAAATGATCATTGACGGCGAGAAAAACTTCTGGCTTAACCACGTCGAAAAGAATATCCCACCTGAAATTGACGGTTCAGAAGACGCTGAAAGGCTCCTTAACCAGCTTTATCCAGAATCTTACCCGGAGGAAATCCAGCTTCCACCAACAGCCGAGACGTTAATCGAAGAGCTGAACGAATTGAAAGTGCAAAAGAAGGATCTGGAAGAGGAAATCAGGCTAAGAGAAAACCAGATCAAGGAAATGCTCGGAGAGTTTGAGTCCGGAAGAGTCTCCAGATATCAAGTGTTTTGGAAGACCGTTATTCAGAAAAGACTTGATAGCAAGAAGCTCAAGAATGAACGACCTGATTTATACGAAGAATACACGAAAGAAACTCAATACAGAAAGTTCAGCATCAAGGAGGCGAAATGAGTATGGCAACGGCCGAAAAGGTGAAAAATCAGTTAGCTAAGAAGGGGAATGGAAAGAAAAGCATTACCATTATGGACCTATTAAACGATCCCAAGATGAAATCACAAATTCAGAGAGCTCTTCCTAATGGAATGAGTGCCGAAAGAATCGCCAGGATAGCATTAACAGCTTTAAGAATGAACCCGCAGCTTCAAGAGTGTTCTCCTCAAAGTTTCGCGGCAGCATTAATGACTTCAGCTCAATTAGGTCTCGAGCCAAATACTCCCTTAGGTCATGCCTGGTTAATTCCCAGGAAGAACCACGGAAAAATGGAAGTTCAATTTGAACTCGGTTATAAAGGAATGCTCGACCTCGTGAGACGGTCCGGAATGATTACAGCGATATTTGCAGAGGAAGTAAGAGAAAAGGATGAATTCGAGTTTGAGTATGGTACTAATCCCTACTTGAAGCACAAGCCCTATCTGGGCGGCGATCGTGGAAAGGTTCTCTTCTACTACGCAGTCGCCACGTTCAAAGACGGAGGATATGCTTTTAAAGTTATGTCGATCCCTGAAATTGAAGAAGCCAGGAAGCTCAGCCAATCTGCAAATTCTCCTTACTCTCCTTGGAACAGGTTCTATGACGAGATGGCGAAGAAGACGGTACTGAAGAGATTGTGCAAATATTTACCGCTAAGCATCGAAGTCCAAAGGAATCTTGCACAAGACGAAACGATCCGAACCCAAATTGAAGCAGACGATATCCTCGATCTCCCAAATGAGAATGAGTTTGAAGTTGTTGAAGTTGAAGAAATCCCTGGTGAAGAAGAAAAAGAAGAAGCTAAAGAAGGACCTTTTCCGAATAAAGCTCTTAGGGAGTCACCTACCCCCTTAACATAAATACTCCCCACTCCCCTGCCTGGCCTGGACCACCAGGCGGGGCTTTTTGACTCTTGCAAACAATGGTGGTGAATGAGATGAAGTTAAGCACTGTCTTTAACCAATATTCGAGATTCCGTCTGGATCACGAACTGGCCCATTCGGAAGAAATATTGTTCATCGCTCTTCTGGCACAAATCAATTGGGCCCGAGGCGAGAACAATAACCTTCTGAATACCAAAGTCGTGATCGGGAATCCGAAATTGGTTGTGCTTACTCGTATGTCTATAAAGCAAATTCAAAGAGCCAGGAATTCTCTAATGCAAAGAGGGCTCATTGAGTTTAAGAAAGGCACTGGGAAAAAGCACTATGCAGAGTATTCTCTCGGGCCATATTTTAAAAACTTGGACAAAAACTTATGTCCTGATGACCAAGTTAATGACCAAGAAAATGTCCAAGTTTATGTCCAAGTTTCCGACCAAGTTTCTGTCCAACGTAATAAGAGTAATAGAGAACAAGAATATTTTAATAAGAATTCTTCTAACGAAGAATTCTGCGAAAATCCTTCGCAAGACGAATCTTTCCTGGATGATCTTAACCAATACGAACGGCAAGTTGTTGATACATGGATAGCTGTAATAGGTCCCTTTCAGAAAGACTGGCTTAATGACCTTCATGAAGTTCTGAAAGAATGTTATCCCTCACAGGTCAAGAACGCCATTACTACAATCGCTAGAACTAAAGCAGAAGTGATGAAAGAACAAGGATTCCCATACTTGAAGGATCCTTTGTTGAAGGGTGCCTTTGGAAGGAGGGGAAAAGGTGGAACAGCTAAAAGAAATAAATCCAGGGTCTCTAAAGAAGATTGGCTCGAAAGGTTCAAAAACCCAGCTGGAAGAACTATCACAGACGAGGAGCTGGAGTCAATCATTTACAAGCCAACAGGAAGCGATAAGTGAATGCTTAAAGTTATGTCCTGGTCCAGAAGAGTGCCCTGTTGCAGGAGTGCTATATTTCCAGCCCGAGAATGATATATATGGGCCTTACAGCTTCAAGTGCCCAAGATATGCCAAATGGAAAAAACAAGTAGAGCTTGAAAAAAAGGTGATGGAAGCTATACCAAAGAAGTTCTGGGATAAGAACTTCGATAATTACATCCCTGTCAGCGAAGACACAAAAACAGCCCTTGAAGTCTGCCGAAAATACTCCAGTGCAAAAGCCTGGAGAACGGGATCAAACTTAATAATACTCGGGACTTATGGTATAGGGAAAACACATCTTGCAGCTGCGATTGTTCGCTTCGCAATAACACAAGGAGATAATGCTGTTCTTGTAACTGCCCCCTCTTTGGCTTCCGGCTCGATTGAAGATATCCGTGAAAGGTTCAAACATATCCGGAATGTAGAGCTCATTGTGATCGATGATTTTTCAAACGAAGCGGAACATAAGCTGGTTGCTGGAGAGATTTTTGAACTCATAAACTATCGCTATGAAGCCGAATGCGGTTTAGTTATCACTTCGAATTTGACTCCTTCAAACCTCAAAGAAGCACTTGGTGACAGAGTCTTCGATAGGATTCTGGAAAGGACGCTTATATTGCATATCAAGGATGTTGATAGCTACCGCAAAAGAAAGCGCGAGAAGTATCTTGAATGGATGGATTAGGGAGGCGGGAGGATGGTCCAGCTCCGACTTTTCAACGAAGAAGAGAAGCTCAGACAACTCCAGGAAAGATACTGCCATCTTGACGCTCTATTCTGGAAGACCAGAGACAGAAACATTCGAAAAGAGCTTGAAAAGGTACGCATGGAGCTGACAGGCCAGCTCCTCAAAATGGGTTATGAAGTGGACCATGAAGCCAGGAAGATGTATCTGGAATATTTACGGGAAAACCAAAAACTGATCCAGGCTACCAGAGATTTCTGTATGGATGTAGGTATGTGGAGCCAGGAAGACGAAGAACGCTATCAAAAAGTAAGGAGGGCTCTGAATGCCGTATCTAAATCACGTTCAGTTAATGGGACATATAGGCCGTGAAACGGAATTGAAATTTACTCCTAATGGAAAGACATACAGAATCCTTTCTCTTGCCGTTTCAAGAGGAAAAGACCGTGATGGGAATGAACGAGGGACAGACTGGTTCAGGGTTATCGTGTGGGGCGATCAGCCCTGGTTGGATGAAATAGAAAAAGGCGATCTCGTTTTGGTACTCGGAAGGATTCAGATCGACCGTAAAGATGAAAAGACTTTTGTTAGCGTTATGGCCAGCAGAGTTTTCAGGCTCAGGGGAAAACTCCAGGCTTCACAGGAAATTGAAACCACAGAAGAACCGGAAGCCGAATACATCCCACCGGAAGTGCCTGAGAATGACGATGTGCCGTTTTGAGGAGGGATAGCTAATGCTGTTTGGGAGGTTTTACACGACATTGGAGAAAAATGCCTTGATCTCCGATATGAAGCGAGACGATGGAATAGTTACGATTATGGTTCACTATGAACCGCTCATGAAAGAATACATTTTCGTGTTAGGAGAATTGGTTCTTGTCCGCATTAGAAACTTTTGGACGAGAGAGCTGATAAATATGATCAAACCGAAGGGTGGTTACCTTGAATGGTTGGTAAATAAAACGCGAGAAGACTTTATGAAAGGCTGCATATCGAAAGAAGAAGTGGAAAAGTTAATTGATCCTAATTTTCTCAAAGAGTATCCCGGTGAGTGGTTGGAAAAGCCAAAAGAAGAGGTTGTTGTGCACGTAGAAGAAAGAGACATGAAGAAATTGTGTGATTTGCTTGTTGAAAATGGTTATGTATTTACAGTGCCTTCCTGGAATGCTGAAGAATAAACCAAGAAGGGGGGATAGAAGATGTTCCTGCTAGGACTCTGGATAGGAGGGGTTATAGGCTTTTTCTTATGCGCTGTATTGACAATGGGCTTAATCTCAGATCTCGGATCACAAAGGGGGATAAAGGATGACGAAGAAAGAAATCGCAAAAGCGCTTAGTATCGCATATAAGCCATACTCACTCTTAAGCAGGCACAAGAAAAAGATAGAGAATGTTGTCTCGGAATTGGCAAAAATGCCAGCGAATGTACATGTGTATGGAATGCTTTCTCAGCTTCGGGCTTCTCTGCATTTTTTAGAGATCTATGAAGAACTTAAGAAGAAAGAATCCTCTGAGGAGGTTGGAAAATGTCAAAGAAGTTGAAAAACACAGCAAAAGCCTTGTCAGATGTATATCCTCTTTTTTCGCTTCTTTATCGTTTCAGAAAAAAGATTAAGAATATAGAGAGCAAAATAAAGCAAACTCCGCTGGACGGCCTCAACAACAGGCTGATTACTGCGACTTTGAACTTTATCAATGCATATGAAGAAGTCGAGGCGCTATACCTGAAAGAGAGGCAAAAAGAAAGGGGTGGTTGAGATGAGAACCGCCCCGAGCATTTGGGAAATTCTAGATAAGGTCATCGAGGGAAAAATGTTAGTGAAGCAGGAAGTTCACGAGCTATGGCGTAAAAGGGATGTGTTAGAAAGATATACAGAGACTATGTTGGTTCACACTTCATCAATAGTATACTGTCGAAAACATGAAAAAGACTATAATTCCAAGATTTTTAGAGACGCTGAAGTTGTAAAAATCTTGGAAAAAATGGATGAAGCAGTCGAGAAGTTGTCTGAGGATGAAAAGAAAGTGTGGCTTTGGCGCTACCAGGAAAAGATGACCCTCGAAGAGATTGGACAAATGCTGGTTGGGTTACCAAAAAGAAGCGTTAATGCACGTAGATACTGGAGAATAAAAGCTTTTAGGACATTAAACCATATTGCGTTTGAGCTTGCAAAATTTTTGAGAACAGGGGGAACTTAAATTTTGAATTTGAAACAAGTTGTGATATACTATGTATAGTGGTTAACTTCTGCAAAAGCCCCTATATTCGGGGCTTTTTGTTTAATCATTAATTTGAAGGCCCTTCGGGGCCTTTTGTTTTTGCACTGGCAAGTTAAATACCTTGCCATACCTTTTCATATCTGAACGAAAGCGAGGTGGAAGCATGCCCAGGCCCAGTAAAATCGAGCAATATGAACTGGAAGACTACGTCCTCAAAAAATATGCCGAGGGTATGTCTTCCAGCAAAATATCGAAAGAATTAAAAGAAGAAAAGGGGATAAGCATCAGTAAAACTGCAATTGCCAATTTTCTGAGAGCGGTTCGCGAAGAGCGAGCTGAGATTTCTAAAACAATAGTTCAGGAACATATTCAGAAAACTATCCCGGACGATCTTCAAAAGCTGGACGAAATGAATGAGGAGCTTTTTAGCTGGTTCAAAGATCCCAATATAAAGAAATCCCAAAAACTTCTAATTTACGACCGACTTCTAAGGGGAATTGATCTAAAGCTTAAGAACTCCGGGGCCGGTGCAACTACTGCTGAAGACCTTCTTAAAGCCGTTGCGGAGCGATGGGGACTTGATAAATGAACAAAGAACAATTCCTAAACGATATAGGTTTCAAACCACATCCTGGACAGTATGAAGCGTTTATGTCTGATGCGAGGTTCAAAATTCTCTGCAACGGCAGAAGATGGGGAAAATCGCTCTATTCAGCCATTGAGATTCTTCCTTATGTGTTCATGAAAGATAAAAGGGTTTGGGTAGTTGGGCCAACATATGAATTGGCTCAGAAGGTCTTCAGAGAAGTTTATAAGTATGTTAGGCCTCGGAAATTCTTGTGGGAAGCAAACGGCCGCTGTGTAAATTCTAAATCCGAAATGAGAATTGTTACCAACTTTGGGACGGAAATTGTTGGAAAGTCAGCAGACAATCCAGACTCGCTGATAGGTGAAGGTTTAGATCTTCTGATAGTAGATGAAGCAGCCAGAATCAAAGAGGAAGTATGGCACGAAGCTTTAAGACCAACTTTATCGGATAGGAACGGAAGAGCCATAATAATTAGCACCCCTAAAGGTAGAAATTGGTTTTTCCGAACGTGGACACGAGGCAAAGACCCGAAGTTTCCAGAATATCAGTCGTGGCAACATCCATCCTCTGAAAATCCATACTTAAAGCCTGAAGAGATTGAAGAAGCCAGAAGGACACTGCCTGAACGTGCATTTAGACAAGAATACCTCGCGGAATTTTTGGAAGATACAGGCGGTGTTTTTCGGGGAGTTAGAAAGAATATCCGAAAAACTCTCCGGGATCCTAAACCTGGAGAGTTTTTTTATAAGGGCGTTGACCTTGCCAAATATATGGACTTCACAGTTATTTGTGTCCTTGATCAAAATGGCGACTTGGTTCACTTTGAAAGATTCAACCAAATCAATTGGAGCTTGCAAATGGAAAGAATCAAGCAGGTGGATCGAAAATACCCTGGAACTATTTGGATAGATTCTACTGGTGTTGGCGATCCGATTTTTGAAGACTTGAGACGTCAAGGTCTTAGTGTGGAAAGCTTCAAATTTAACCATTCTTCCAAAGAACAACTTATCAACAACCTTGCTTTAGCGATAGAGCAAGGAACAATCCACTATGAAGATATTCCGGAGTTAGTCAATGAGCTGGAGATCTTCGAATATCAGATAAGCCCTTCAGGAAACCTTAAAATGAGTGCTCCCGATGGCTACCACGATGACTGCGTCATAGCACTGGCTTTGGCTGTTTGGGGGCATTCTAAACCCCGGAGCTTCTCGTTTACCGAGGATATTTTGTGAGGTGGTCACATGGCAAAGAACTATTACAGGTTATGGGATCTCTTTTATGGAGATTATGACCGACAGTATTGCGAAAAGAACCAGCTTTTCATAGACACGGATAAGCAAGGCCGGGTCAAGCATATGACTAAAAGCCTTGTGGATTACGCTTTTGAGATTATCAGCACGGATTTAAGCTTGATATTTGGCAAAGGTATTGAGTTATACGACCCTGACAACGAAGCCAACACCCAAAGGCTTGAAAAGATCTTGAAGTTCAATAACTTCGACACTCTATCAAAACTCATGACGCTTCAAGGTCTGATTTTGGGTGATACGGCTGCGAAGGTAGGAAGAGACGACAATGGAAAAATCCGAATCGGGCTGGTCAACTTCCTGAATGGCGATGTTGAATACGTCAAGCAATACGGTGAGATTGTGGCATGGATCTACAAGTACCAGATGCCACACGAGAATGGGACTATCAAAGTTCGGGAAGTTTACACCCGTGATAGAGTCCAGATCTTCTACGATGAGAAAACCGTTATAGACGTACCAAATAGATATGGCGAGTTCTGGTTCGTCTTCGCACCGAATATCCCATCGATTAACTATGACGTATGGGGTGAATCGGAGCTTGAAAGGATAGGCGACACGATAGATGAGATGAATTCGATTCTTTCCCGAATAACTGCCATTGCGGACGTTTACGCAAAACCCCGAATCATAGCCAAAAACCTTGCTGACCCAGGTTCCTTGAAGCGTGAAGATAACATTTGGGCTGTCAACGCTGAAGACATTCGGATCCTGGAGTATTCAGGCAACGTCATTCCTTCACTCTTGCAGACTTACGATAGGTTGGAAAACTACCTAAGAAATAAATGTCCTGAGCTGATACTCAACGATCTTGGAAATATATCTGGGTATGCTTTGAAATTGAAGCTTTCTAAACTCATCAGGAAGATAGAAAACTACCGCGACGTGTACTTCGAAGCCTTCAAGAAGATTGCCAGACTCGCGCTCATGATGGACGGTGTGGAAAATCCAAACATCGAAATAAAAGCAGGACCTGTCATACCAGCTGACGAGGTTGAAGACCTGAATAGGTGGATTCAGCTAATCAGCATGAACCTCGTATCAAAAGAAACAGCCGCACAGGCTTTGGGAATAGACTGGGAAGCTGAACAGGAGAAGATAAACAAAGAGATTGAAATGCTCGCAGCACGCTTTATGGGCGGTGAAAACGATGTTTCCGGAGATACGGGAGCTATATAGACTCGCTGATTCGCTTGAAGAAGCCTTTCTGCGTAGGAATTTACGGCGGTTAGTTAAACGTCTCGAAGAGATTAAGAAGCTTCGCAGTTCTAAGTTAGTCACTCCGAAAAGTCTCAAGGCCATAGAAGAGCGAACTAAGAAAGCCATTCGCGAATTTGCAAGAGAGTTTGCCAAAGACTCAAAGAAGCTCCAACAAGCGTTATACAAGAATGCCTGGGAGCTTCAACTCAGAAGACTTGGAATAAAAGCGACCTTCCAAGGCATACCGCAACGTTCGTTAAGGCTCATAGATGCCGGATTAACCTACATGAAGAACTACACAGCTGACATGGTTCGGATAGCTCAAAACGAGTTAGCAGTGGCAATTATGAACGGCGACTCTTACGAGAGGGTGATCAACAGACTTCTGGAAAAGATCCCTTCAAACGGGAAACGAAGAATCCCCGTCATGGCACGTGACCAAGTGGGGCGGGTGATGCAGCAGGCGAGCTATGACTCACTCAAGAGCCATGAAGACAGGATAGCTTATTACCTCTGGCAAAACCCGCTGGATGAAAAGACTACCATCTGGTGTCGCAATCGTGTGCAACTTAACCCTTGGCCGGTGGATGTTGTCAACGAGTTTATACAAAGCAATCCGACAACTTACAAGAATCTGGAGATCACCGACCCTAAAACAGGCACTTTCCTTCACCCGCATATACAATGTCGTTCAATCCTTACAGCCATTTCAAAGAGCGAAGTGGAAGAAGAAGGCTGGACTAAGTCAGAGATTCACAAGAAATTCTCGGCTCCTAAGCGATTCTAAGGAGGCGATTATATGGCAAAGGCAATGCAAGATAAGGTCTGGAAGAACGTTCCACCGCCTGATTCAACTAAGCGTGAAGATATGCCGGCTCATGTCTTCCTGGATCCTCAAAATCGGCGTTATCCCTTCAAAAAGAAAGTTAACGGGCAGTGGAAAGTTTCGTGTGCTGGATTGTTGGCCGCATATCGAAGGGCCAACACTCAGAAAGATGCTTCCATAGCTGCCAAAGCTAAGAGTTTAGCTATCCAATACAAATGCAAGTGGGCAACTGAAGAATAAGGAGGTTTGAAAAATGGCAGATAATGAGAGGATCGAAGCTCAGAACCCAGAAGCGGGGGCTGAGGCTAACGAGACTCAAGAGGCTATTCACGACGACCAGAACCCTATGGAGGTTCTCAAAGCAACAGCTGAACAGCTCGGTGTTAAAGACATTCATATCTTCTCGGAGAAGGAGCTCCAATCCATCATTGACCAGCGGGTGACACAGGCTATCAAAACCCGTGAAGAACGACTGAGGAAGCAACAGGAAATCGAGAAGATGAAAGAGAAGGGGCAGTACGAACAGCTCCTGAGAGAGGAACGCAGGGCGGCACTGGAAGACCTGAGGGCAGCTCATTTACAAGCCAAAGGGCTTCCGGCGGACTTTGCCGAACTGGTAAACCTAGATGATTTATTAGACCACAGCTTGACGGAAGCGAAGGACAAACTTCTAAGCAAGATCGACACTATCGCTACAAAGCTGAATGAAATCATCGAACAGAAGGTAACTGAAAAACTGAAATCTATGGAACAGGGCACTTTTACAAGCCCTGAATCCCAGACCCCAACATTACCTAAAGATCCACATGAGGCTATTAAGCAAATTTTCCAACAAGCAAGGAGGTAAAGTAAATGGCAGTTAAAACAGGTCTTTTAACAACTTTTGACATAGCGGAAAATAAGGTGGACGTTTCCCCCGTACTCTCTATGCTCAATCTTCCCGAAACGCCACTTCTCAACAAGATAGGGATAGCCGCTCAGGCGGTTAATTCCACAAGGTATGAATGGTGGGACGATGTTCTGCCCGTATTCAATACCACATTGTCAGCGGCTTACTTGACAGGCGGCGGTTCTCTGACCGTTGCTTCTGTTGCTGGGATACTCCCTGGTGCTGTTATCAAGGTTGAGAGCTCCCTTTACAGGGTAACAGCTGTTGACTCAGGAACCAACACCCTCACAATTTCCGTTCTTGAGAACGACGCCGACCACTCCAGCGGTGTAACCGTTGAAATTATCGCTGTGTCCGGTAAAGAAGCTGAAGAATACGCCGATATGGACTACACACAGAAAGTCAAGAGATACAACATGACCCAGATCTTCAGGGACTATGTCAAATTCTCTGGCACACAGCTCTCCGTACAACAGTACGTAAATGAAGACGTCTTTGCTGATGAAGTCAGAAGGAAACTCCAGAGAATCAAGATCTGGATGGAAAAAGCTATCGTAAACGGTGTCAGGCTTGAACCCAGCGACAACACAACTCCGAGACTCCTTGGTGGACTTAGATGGTTCATCAACCAGAAAGGTCTCACAACAAGCGCTTCCTTCTCTGAAGCTAACCTCAAGGCTTTCTTGAAGCAGATTGTTGACGCTGGTGGAGTCGTGAAAGAGGCCTGGATGAATCCCAGCACAATGACCAACTTCCTTGACCTCGAAAGCTCCAAGCTCGTTATCGATAAAGGCGACCAGACAGTGGGTAGAAAGGTTAAACAGTACCTGTCCGAATATGGCGATCTCACACTCTACACTGATCCCCACATCCCTGCAAATGAAATCATAATTGTTGACACTTCAAAGCTTGCTGTCAAACCGCTCAAGGGCAGGGCTGCATTCTACGAAGAACTTGCTAAGACCGGTGACTACGTCAAAGGGCAGCTCATAGGCGAGTACACACTTGAGTTCAGAAATCCTGATGCTGCTGGTATCTTTACGATAGTTTAATAGATGAGGGGCTTAAAGCCCCTCTTTCTTTGTGAGGTGGTTCTATTGAAGTTCAAAGTAAAGAACAACTCCAAAAGTGTTATCGTTGACGGCATTGCTTACATGGTAGAAAACGGCATCGTAGATCTGCCAAAGGATCCGAAATACGCCGTTTTGGAGGCGATAGAAGATGACGAACCTAGAATACGCGAGACTGCTGATAAACGACAAAGACCAGAACAACCTAATATTCAGCGACACGGAGCTTCAGGAGATAATAAGCCTAAACAGCGAAGTAAAAGTAGTAGAAGCCGAACCAAAAAGTCTGGATAAAACTCTATGGCAAATTCCGTTCCGGCATCTGGATGAGACTTACACTGAGAAGATTTACAACGAGTATGAGGAAGAACTATCCGGCACGGTTGATAAGGTAACCGGCGAAATTACGCTTGACACAGCGTATGACGGTTACGTCTTTGTTCAAGCAAAAATCGTGCACTGGAACGATATACAGGCTGATTGTTTTGAGATGATAGCTACTGACATACGGCGCTGGAACTCCTACTCTGCAGGTGGGCTTAGCGAGACGTTTAGCAAAGCCGAACTCTTGGCAGTCGCTCGAAACCTACGGAGCCCTAGGGGTGCAGAATTATGACAATGAATAACATTTTCCTATGGCATAGCGAAGATGGGACATTCTGCCAGGTTTCCAAGTCTTTCGATCCCATAACGGGTGAGACTGAGACGGTCACTCAGACAGCTATAAAAGTCATCATCACTCCAGCTCAACCAGCAGATATGCAACTAGGGTTCCAGGAAGGCTCTTACAAGGTCTATGCTGACACCGATCTCGAACCCGTTGTGGGGACTGATTACGTTCTGATAAGCGGTAAAAGGTACGACATAAAACGTGTTACCATTCTTCCGGACTTCCAAGTCTGGGAGGTGGTAGAGAATGGGTAATTTCATTGGCCTTGTGATTCCGCCAGACGTGCAAAGAAAATGGGAAAAAGCTATCCGTGACCTTGGAGAAGAAGCCAGAAAAGAAGCGGTTAATGTGATTAAGGACACAGTCATGGACTTGCGTACCCGTATCGTCCAGAAAACCCCTGTCGAGAAGGGTAGGCTCCAGCAAAGCCTACAAGAACCCAGTGCAGTTGAGATCAAAGAAAGAGATCTTGAAGGCAGGGTTTTTACGAATGTCGAATATGCTCCGAGAGTTGAGTATCAGTTTTGTAAGCGCCATGGCATCAAGCATCTCATGTTTACACGCTCGATGGAAGAGATGAGGCCTAAGTTCCTTAACCGTCTTGAGAAGGCTTATAGGGAGCTGATGCGAAAATGAAGGCTTTTAAGCAGTACTTCAACAAGTACATACTCGACAATCTCGGGGCGACCTACCAGATCGACTTTGGGCAGGGATTAAATACTACGAGTTTGGACAAGTACATCGGGGTTTACTACTCCGATGAATATATTGACGACATAGCCACGGGAGATGTCACGGGTCAGAGTGTGAAGGGAAAGCAGATTAGGCAGCTGGTTGTTATCGACCTTTACGCTCGTGACGGAGTCTACTCCCTCGATGATATGCGGGATGCTGTCTGGAACGCCCTTTTGAAGAAAAACAAAATCACACTTGATAACGGCTTGACAGTCGAGATCACGGATAGGAATTTCAACGTGGTCGAACGAACGAACTGGCATTACGGGGCCATAACGTTTATAGCGAAATACATAGAAACCGTGTAAGGAGGTATGCCGAATGGCAATAAGCACGATAGTTAAGAACAAACGCGATGGGAAGCTGATAATCAAAGACGGAAATGCTACCACACCAGCTTCCTTTGAGGTAGCTTTTGCTGAAGGGGACTTCACTTTTACCCCACCAGCTGAAGGTGACCCAATAATCGTAAAAGACAAGAAAGGTGCATTTGCACATGCAAAGAAAGGCGACGCCCTTGCAAACCTTGGAAAGGTTTCCTTCTCGTTCAAATATTGCGATAAGAACGCTTACGAAGCGTTGACATGTGGAACAGTTGACGGCGTTGCGTGGGTATCCACGTCTGATGGCGACGCAACGATCCCTTACGATACCGTTGACATTGTTTACGAAATCTATGCAGACGACGGCGTGACAGTTGAAGAGACCTACACATTCACCAAAGTTTGGTTCAACCCCGGAAATATTCAGTTCAAAGAAGGCGAAGAAGCTAACACCATGAGTGCCGAAGGCGTCATCTTCGGTACATGGAGCGTGACTTGATTAGACTAACAAACAATGAGCGGGGCTTGTCCCCGCTTTTTCTTTTGGAGGTGAAAACAATATGGCTTATACATACGCATCAAGTGAAGCAACGCTGACGATAAAAAAGGAAGAGACGAAGCAGACAGGCATTGTAACCCCTGCGAACCTCATAACTGACATAGGCATTGACCAGACTCCCAGTTCCCTCAAACTCTACGGCACAACCATCGTGAATTTGCTAGGGAAGTATGGGAATTTTGAAGTAGATAGTGATAGCGACGGGCTTGCTGATGGATGGGTTAAAGAATCTAACAGTACCGCTTCGCTTATCTCAGGAGTAGTTGGGAGCTATGCTCAGAAGCTATATTTCGATAACACTGGCGGTACTGGTACAATTGGAATATATATACAGACTTCTACCGCCTATCCTATTACAGCCGGTGAGGAGTTGTTTGTTAAAATCTACCTGCGAGAAGAAAGTGAGAACACAGAGACAAACGACCCTCTGATAGAAATTCGATGGTATGACAGCTCACAAGCTTACCTCAGCTCATCATTCATAAATCCAATAACTTCTACAAGCTGGTCAATTTACTATGGAAAGTTAACAGCCCCGACAAGTACGGCATATTTCAAAATCAAAATCTCGCTGAATGTTCAAATAGGTAATATCGGAAGTATTGCCATAGACGGCTTGATACCCGTAAACCTTACCAAAATGGGAGCTTTAGACTCTGCAAGAGCTTCTGCCTATGCTCTCACAAACTGGTCAGACCTTCTCGCTGATGATTTATCAAAAGAGATTCCCTATATTGACTCCGCCGCCTGCATTGGCTGGGATTGGCCGAGCGGGGAGAAGGCGATTAGCATTGAAAACCGGGGAAAGAATCTAATAGGAACCACTTGGACAGATAAATCTGGCAGTAATTATGACCTTGGTACTACTGACTATTTTACAAAAATAGGTGATACATATATCATTTCCGCTCCGTATGATTACAGAGGAATGGTAACGGATTACATTCCAGTCGTGCCCGGAAAGACGTATATGATTTCATACCAGCTCGATGCCTCAATCACGACTGAGCTACGCATAAGACTATATGACAAAAACAAAGTGTTAATGGTTGACCAAATAAACGATTCTGGAGGTCTAAGTGGCTGGTCGTATGGGGCTGCAAAAGAATTCTTTAAAATCTTCTACTCTTCAACTACTGAGGTTCAAGCTACGGTTACCATTCCTGCTAATGTGGAATATATCCGTATTGCAATTCAATTACAAAGCACTGTTAGCCCATTTCAAGTATCAAACATTCAGTTTGAAGAAGGCTCCAGCGCTACCGACTACGAACCCCCGCACTCCGACAAAATCGAAATCCCAAGCGGGTATCCGCTGTTTGGATATGCTGGTATACAGAATACCCTAAATCTCCAAAGCGGAACATTTGAGAAGAAGTGGGATTTAAAGGTAATAAAAGGGACTGACGCTGATTGGGCTGTTAGAGACGCCGGAAGTGTAAGTACATTTATCGCTAATGATGGAAGTAGTTGGGCATATATTGTCTTCCACGATAGCTATATTCCAAATTTAGCGACAAATGAAACAAACGTTCTTTGTTTTAACTATAACGGTATTCTTGTAAGCTTTGTCTCAGTCGGATTGGATTCAGTAGCTGGAAGTAAGGAAAATATATCCACAGGTGCTGGTGACCCAGGTTCACTAACTTTCAGAATAGAGTTAGGAACTTCTTCGATAGCTGGCTGGCCTGATACTTATACCCCTACTGAAGACGACTGGAAACGATATCTAAACGGTTGGAAATATGTAGATGGAACGAGCTGGGAGCCGATTGGTTACTCAGGTGCAAGCGTAGATGCTACAACAGCTCTAAACAATCTTGTTACCGATATTTATTCTTCGGCTGACTGGCACCCGTATGTATTCTGGTATCAGCTCGCAACGCCTGAAAGTCCGACAGCTACACTCACATCAACCGGGTTCCAGCTTTATTACAGCCAGAACAACATTCTATCAGATTCCGACGTTCCAGCAGCGCTCATGGTGGAATATCAAGGTGTTTCGAGCACTCAAACTTCTTTAAGCTACGTCACGAACTTCAGAGCTCATCAGCAGGTAGAGAAGCGGATTATTCAGCCATATGACCGTTATTATAGGTTGCCACTCAAAACCAGCGAGACTCACAAACTCGGGTTTGATAAATGGCTCATAGACGACGCCACGATAAGGGATACCATAGATCAAGGTTTCTTCAGGCTTGAGCATAGCTATCTGAACGAAAACGATGGCTCTACAATCAACGAGTACTACCATCACTGCCAGATAGACAGCCACGAGCTTGTGGACGACCAAGGGCAATTGGTAGCTGAAAGAGTAGAGATATCAGCAGCTAAACGGGAAGTGGTCTAATGGGCTATGTAAGAACCCTTCATGAGGCTACAATAACACTGTCCGGGCTAACCAACAGCCCGGATATTTCTTTTGTTGAGAACGTAACTATCGCGGCTCGTGAGAGGGCGTTTTCCTATCAGGACGTAGAACAGCAAAGCATCACGAAAGTGCGGCAGGCCGTGGAGTACGAAATTCGGTTGCGGTATATGCCAACTGACTGGAACGTCCAAAAAGCTTTCGATGCTGACGAGACGTTTACACTCACAATCCAGTACACCAGCGAGAATGATGGAACTATCGTAACCGAGACATATACAGGCTGCCGATTTGAGAATCCCTCAGCGACGTTAACCAAGACCAAAGCAGTTGAGGAAAACGTCGTTATCCGAGCCACGGGGAGGACGATAGCATGATTACCATTAACGGAAAGGTCCTTGAGTATGTAGAAGGCTACGAGCCTTATGTAAGGAATACCAAAGAGCAATACTACCGCAACCCACTGACAGGTAAGTTATACCTCGAGAAACTACCTGGACAGCCCGTACAATTTCATATTTTCGAGGTAGTTGTGGACGATGATACCTACGAGTGGCTCAAAGGGCTGTACATTGCCCAAAAGAACGGTAGCACTGTCAAGTTGCAGACTGAAAAGACGAACGGTGAAGTCGAATGTGTCTTCACACCTGACGAATTCAGACTCAAGAGGGTTGTCGGTGAAGTTCCATATTGGGAAGGCACGATAGTTCTTGAGGAAGTTCAAACTAAGTGAGGAGGGAGCTAAATGGCTAATAAGGTAGTGAAGCTCACAAAGCTGAGCAAAGCTGACAAAGGCAAGTTCCAGCAGAAGGGAGTTTCGAAGGTAGAATTAGCAGACGGAACGATTTTGGAGATCCCTATCAAATCGATAGGAATAAATTTCAGAGACAAGCTAGAGGACGAATACCCTTATCCTGAACCACCCGTCACGAAGATTTTCAACAAACAGCTCAAGCGTTTTGAAGAAGTCCCAAACACAAATGACCCAAAATGGAAGGCTGAATGCGCAAAGATTGACAATATCAGGGTTTACGCCACGGTTATATGGGGAATAGACATAGAAATCGAAGGCGATACGCTAGAAGACAAGGTTCAGACTCTGTTAGACACCGGGATACCTGCGGGTGCGTTCTCCAAGATAGCCCAGGATATCATGAAACTCTCAGGTATCGACCAAGAACAGTTTCAATAATGCCCTCGAACTCCTGGGAGGCAAGGAGTCAGACGATGTAACCTTTTTCTATGTAATTTACGACATAGCTGCGGAGTATTGGCATACTCCGTACGTTTCTGAGGTTCTTCAGAAGATTTCAAAACGAGATTTGACCTTCTGGCTAGCGTATAGAGAAAAACGAAAGTATTTAGAAAAGCAAGAAATGGAAAAAGCGAAGGCGGGGCACTGACCCCGCTTTTTTTGAGGTGATGCGAATGGCACTACCGGCTTTAGAAGCGAAAGTCAAACTGAATATGAAAGAGTTCGATTCCGGTCTAAAGAAAATGCAACAGAGCTGGAAATCACTCATGGACGATATGGCTAAACTCGGGGCTGCGGGCGGTGCAGCTTTTGCCGGTATGACATACGGGCTCAAGAAAGCCACCGAAGCATGGGCAGTACAGGAAACCGCCACGAAAAAACTTGAGATAGCCATTAATCGTTTTGCAAATGCTGATAAAAATCTACTCAAGCAGCTGAAACAGACTGCTAATGAGCTACAAAACATGACCGGGGTCGGTAACGAAACTCTCGAAAGTATTTCAGCTCTAGGGCTTTCTTTGGGAATTAGCGGAGATAAGATAAAAGAAGCGACAGAAGCGGCTGTATTGCTGAATCAAGTCGTAGGAATGGACTTGGTTAGTGCAATGAAGAACCTCGCTAAAACTCAGGCGGGGCTAACTGGCGAACTTGGTGAAGCTCTTCCGTTCCTCCGCGAACTCACTCAAGAACAATTAAAGCAAGGTCAAGCGATTGACCTAATAACCGAACGTCTCGGTGGTTATTCTGAGTTACTCCAGAATACCACAGGAGTGCAATTAGCACGTTTTAACGCCGCACTTGGTGATATAGCTGAAGTAATTGGTAGCTTGTTTACACCTGAAGTTAAGAAAATAGCTGATCTCGTCTCGAACTTCTCCAACGCTTTGGCTAATCTTTCGCCTGAAAGTAAGAACACGATAAAGTCAATTATAAAACTCGGCATGTCCTTTGCGGGACTGTTGGCTATCTTTGGAACTCTTGCTTTGACATGGAAAGCTGTTTCGTTCGTTGTGACGACTGGCATCTCAATCATAACTAACCCCTGGACGTTGCTGATAGGTGCGATTGTAGCTGGTGCGGTAGTGATTATTTCAAAATGGGATGAGATAAGTGCGGCATGGAAAGCACTTGTGAGCACATGGCGTAAAAGTTCACCCGAATCACTTACTGCGGACTGGGAAAATTTCGTCAAGGCAATAAAAGAAGGGGATATAAAGGGCATTGCTATAAGTGCCCTGAAACTTACTTTTGATAGCATCAAATGGTTTTTGAACGAAGTAGAGCTGACAAAAGAAAATATCATTTCAATCCTTAATGCCGACAACTCCTGGACAGAAATGAAAGAAAAAGTAGCTGAAACATGGAAAGATGGGCATTATCTTGCAGCCGGTATAACTGCCATTGTTGGTTTTGCAATTGCCGCTGTGAAGTGGGTTTGGGAACAAACTAAGGAGGCCTTCACAGCCACACTTGCGATTGCTGAAGCTGAAAACTCCTGGGAAGAAACCAAAAAACAAGTATCCGAACAATGGCAAGAAGGCGATTATCTCGCGGCTGGCATAACCGCCACAGTGGGTTTTGTCATCAGTGCTGTCAAATGGTTATGGGATAACATAAAGGGCGGAGTTGTTACAGCTGCGGAATTAATAAGCGATGCCAATACTACCTGGGATGATATTGTGAAAGCGGTAAAAGAAGAATGGAGTGAAGGGAATTATCTCGCGGCTGGCATCATCGCTACTGCTGCTGGGATTGTAGAAGGCTTTGAGTGGTTCTGGGAAGAGCTAAAAACAGCCATAACAGCCACAAAAATAATAGCTGAAGCTGATAATTCTTGGGCCACAACAAAGAAAGAAGTATCTAAGCTTTGGGGTGAAGATCATTATCTTGCTGCGGGTATAACCGCTGTTGTTGGTGCTGTAATATCAGGCATCAAGTGGGTTTTGGATACAACGCTTGATATAGCTAACTCTCTAAAAGAATGGTATGCCAATTCAGAACTAAAGAAGAAAGTTGATGAATTTAAGAAAAACTTTTCAGAAAAGCCTTTTGGCTTAGATACGGTGAAAGCCGGATTAAGCGTTACACTCGAATTTTTCACGGACATAACCGGTGGACTCGCTGAAGGCCTGAAGAAAACGAATGAAGCAATTTCAGCAGTTCGTGAAAGACTCCGTAAAGCAACTGAAGAAGCAACTAAAAAAAGCGAGAAGGTTGACTTTTTCACCATTTTCAGTGCAACAATCGAAGAACAAGATGAATCCATAAAACAACTTGCGGAACTTGGAAAGAACATGGCCGCAATTGTAGGTGAATCCTTCAAAATTTCCTTCAATGTTCTAGGACTTATAAAAGATGCCATAAGCTATGCCATTACACAGTTAACAGGTAGTGAAACAGCTGGGGAAGTTGCCGGATATATTCCGCTAGTATTTGCGGCCACTTGGGCAGCTAATACACTTACAACGTTTGCAAATTCGATTGTCAATGCACTCAAAGGCATTGGATTTATGCAAGGAGCCGCAAAAGGGCTTGCTGTCGGTGCTTGGATTCTTGGAGCTGCTCTCGCTTTTGATGTTATCAGCAAAGTTGCTAACGGGGAAAAATCACTTAGCGATGCCATAAAGGAAGTTCTAACGGCCGCTGCTGTTGCCGCTGGAATTGGCATTATCACAAAAAGCGGTGCAGCTGCTGGTCTTGCATTCTCGGTAGCTTTATATATCATTCCCAAACTCTTTGAAAAAGATTATGAGAAACAGCTTGCAGACCTCAATATTGCTAATGTTGGTCTTACTCAAGCCCTCGGTAAACCAGCAGAAGATCTCGGCACTTATTTTGCGCTGGTAAAAGCCAATTCTGAACAAGTGTACGATTCTCTGAAACCGTTACTAAAGGACTTTGAAAAACTATCACCTGAAGCTCAAGCATATGTCCAAAAAACGCTTGAATGGTATCAGAATATACAAAACCTACTTAAAGAGTTCGATGCTATTAACTCAGATATGACGCTCAGCGAAGATATAGCACTTGCAAAGTTGAATCAGATAGCAGAAAAGTTAAAGGAGCTCAAAGGTCTCGCTGTTGTGACGGTCGATATTGTAACTGGTGGGCTTCCACCCCATCAAAGCGGTGGTTATACAGCCCCTGTTGATCCAAATCAAGTCGCTGGTGTCGTACATGGTGGCGAGTGGGTAGCTCCTGCATGGTTAGTCAAACGCTATCCAGGACTTATCGCCATGCTTGAAGGCATCAGGCAGCGCGGTTACAAGTCTGGTGGTTATGTAGTTCCAGGCTTCGGGCCGAAAAATGAAAGCTACTCTATACTTGACGAAGATACCACGAGCATGCTTGATAAGACCCTCAACCTTCTAATAAGCGCCATAGATACCTTAACGCCTGTAATTGAAACTATGTCAGATGGTATGCTATCGGTCGTTTCTATGCTTGAAAACCTCGTAGCTGACAACCCACAGGCAAGTAACCTCCTGGAAGTTCTCAAAGGACAGATAGAGTCTTCAAAAGAAGGTCTTAGCGGTCTTGCAGCAGCACTTGAGGAACTTAAACAACAGCTTCGAAATAGTCAAACGTCCGACACTTCAGACACAGAAACACCTCCAGAAGAGAAAACCTGGTGGGACAAGCTGGTCGGAAACCTCAAGCTCTTCGCTTCCGAAGTTGAAACCACTTATAAGACATTCAAGGAAAACAAATTTTCCGATGCTATTAAAGCAGTTATCGAGAGAATTTCTGGAACAGGTGAATCAATGTCCGGGGTTTCGATGGTTATGAGCGCTCTTGGTACTGTCGTCGGTGGTGTTGTCGGATACTTTGACAGGATGTTAGGCCTTAGCCAAGCATTCATGGAAGGTTTCTTGAAACCGCTTCAACCCGTCTTAGAAAAACTCAGGCGACCTTTCGAGATTCTTGGCGAGCTTCTCGGAAATGTTCTTGTGCCGATTTTAGAGGTTCTTGTGCCAATATTCGAGGGTATCGTGAAAGTGTTCGCAGGGATTTACAACTTCCTCTTTGGCTGGCTATTCGGAAAAATAGACATCGAGCCAAAACTAAACTACGAAGAGGAAGAAACCGGGGTCGTAACCAAAACATACTCCGCAGGTGTCACAGGCTCAGTCACGAATAACATCACAATCCAGATAGACACCTACGGTTTGACTGATCCCGAAGGCATCAAGAAACTCTGGGAACTGCTACAAGGCTATGCCGGTGACCTCGAACTAGCGAGAGGGTGATGTGAATGCAGATAGGGGCTTTAACACTAACCGCAACGGACGTAAAAGATGGATACATAGAGATTAAGACCCAAAAACGAATGGCTGACGGCACACTGAAAGTCAACTATATAGCCAAAAAGAAGACCCTCGATGTCACCGCTGTGATAAATGAAACAGATAAAGCTACATTAGATGGTTACATCGGCACGTCCCAGACAGTCACATACCGCTCTACTAGCTGGACAATGTACGTCCCGGCACCTTCGTATTCACGAATCCCAGGGACTTCGCTGTACAACGTCTCAATACACCTTGAGGAGGTGTAATCATGCCTCTTACGATTACTTCGGCAGCTCAAACACACTTAGAAGGCGACATCACAAATGTATCCCCAAAGATAGAGGTTCTCTGGGATGGGATCAACTGGACGGATGAAACAGCATACTTGAAGGACGTAAACGTGAACAAATCTCTTGAAGGCGAGAATTTCGGAGCGGTTGCAAACACATTTAATGCCATCTTGGACAACTCGACCGGTCGTTTCTCGTGGCCGGTTCAGGCTACCAGAACACCGAAAAAGAAAGTCAGAATTTACGCAGATATAAATGGCGAAACGGTTCTGGTTCTAACAGGCGTGATAGATACCATTAATCAGCGTTCTGATGGTACGGTTCTAATAAAAGGGCGGGATTTGACAGCCTTGGCCATAGACACTCCCGCCCCTTTGAAGACTTATCAAAACCAGTCGCCTGAGGCTATTATCGCTGATCTGTGGTTCTACGCCACGGGCTATTCTATTCAGGCAGCCGCTACCGGTATAATCTTTGAAATGACAAAATTCACGAACGCTACCAGCGCCTGGGATGCCATATCTAAGATATGCAAACAAACAGCTGGAAGAGTCAACGTTCTGCCGGACGGGACGCTGAAATATGAGTCTCTCATAGGAAAAAACTATACTCCAAAAACTGTCGCGGATTGGACAGCAACAACGGATAAATTCGTTAACCCCGACGAAAGTCTTTCGACAAAGAATATCAAGAACGCTATTCTAGTCGAGTTCAAAAACAAACAGATAGACTCCCAAAAACCGGTGTTCATGCTTCTGGCAGACCCGGAAGGAAATAGTGTACAGCAAGAAGATGATGACAGGCTCATAAACTGGAACGTTGGGGAGATTCTTTCAGAACACCACAGGGCACCAGCTGACGGGGTTATCTACCTCAAACGTGGTAACGTAGCTTCTATAACCTCTGTCATGAACGACACCCAACAAACCGACATAACTTCATATGCCACAATCTCAGACGCTGCTACCGGGAAGATAACCCTATCTGGCGGGTTTGTCGAAGGTGATGATATCCGCTTTAAGTATAAGGTTTCAAGTCTGACTCTGGCGATAAACTACGAATACACACCCGCTGAAGGCTGGACATTCGAGGGCGAAGTCGCTAACCCTACTCTTCAGACAGAGTTCGCTTCCGGGAGTGCGAATATAACGCTTGACACCAACCCCGATCCGCTTCTCTATCCCGACGCTGATGCTGTCATAACCATCGACACAATAAGTGCCGATGCCGTTCTTTCCAAACTCTGGATAGTCGGCGATATAGCAGTTTCGAGGGTTGAGAAGTTTAAGAAATTCGATAATACCTCGATACAGACATACGGACGCCGTGAACTGTCGTTGCAAATGGAAGGCATCTCAATTGACGATGCTAGGAAAGTGGCTCAGTTTCTGCTCGACAAGTACAAGAATCCTATCAGTACGATGACCGTCGAGATAACGCCACATCCCGAGCTAGACGTCATGGACGTTATAGAGATTCAGGACACTATCCATACGAACGTAAGCCAAAAGTATGAGATAACCTCTGTAACCCTTTCACTTGGGGTTGATACCGCTAAATGTTCTGTTCAGCTAAGACAGTACGATTCAACAACCTGGACATACACAGATAATGGAATAACAGTTACTACGACGGGGTCACCCGTGAAAATGCCTCTTGTGATTGATGCACACCAGCAAACAACCGCACCTTCAGCACCTACTGGTGTTTCGGTTATTCAAGGGAAAAGTGTTGTAGTTGTCAGTTGGAATAAAGTTCCAGGTAATGTCGCATACTACCAAGTTGAGCGAGACGATGGCGGTGGTTTCGTTCAAATAGGCATCACGCAGGGAACACAGTTTGTTGATAGCAACGTCCAATACGATACTACATACACATACCGGGTTAAAGCTGTTGACTATGCTGGAAACGTTTCTTCCCCCTCAACAATCGCGAGTGGATCTCCTCAGCGTAACGGCTTTGATGACATGGAAATTGCACTGGTACTTAGGGTCGGGCAGTCTATTTCAGTGGGTTCGATACTCAAATTAGGATACGGTGTTCTCTCCGACGGAGGAGACGGTATCCTTGTAAATGGAGCGAACATAGAGGTTATTGGTCAAATAGACACTGATTACCTCGATCTACAAAAAGCTGTCACAGTAAAACCGGGAACTTTTATTGAGGTTGATAATGCTGATTCGCTCTTTCCGTCATCGATTACGATATACAACACTTATGTGGTAGAAAAAACTATTAACTTTATTGTTCCCGTCAGTGTTTCAACTCCCAAAGGGACAAAAAACTATTATAAGTATCCTCTGTTTAAGCTTAGTTACGCTTGGAATGTTGATTATGGAGATTTCGGCGGAGGCTATCCTGGTTATGCTCACGGTGGAGACTTAACCTTTGAGATTATCGTCGATGGAGAAACTGTGTTCTCAGAAGCCCAAACAGATGTATGGTTTAGGTACTACCAGAACGGGAACTCTCAAGAGTTAGATTTCTACCAGCTTTTATTGAATAAAGGGCTCAAGCCGAGAGAGAACCTTCCGATAACCTTCAAACTAACGATCGATGACTATAAGAAAGATACCTTTGCACTCGACACAGTTAGCAGTGGAACTGGTGGACACTTCCCTTATTTGACTGTTAGCGCATGGGACGTTTACCCGACTCTACCTGTTTTGTGAGGAGGCGAAAAAATGAGAAAGTTAATCTTTCTTTTATTGCTTCTGCTGATTGTAGGAGGTTGCTTGAGAATCCCAGAGTATGTCTCGAACCTCGAATGGAGTAGAGAAGGTTTGAGCTGGCAATCTGAAAAAGTGCTGGCTTCATGGAAAGTAGAACTTCTACAAAACAACAAGATAATAGCAAGTGTTGAAACAACGGAAACACATGTATCTTGGAGCATTGAACCAGGGATTTACGTGCTATTCATTGATGGCTGGAATAATGAACCGGATGGTAATTGGCAGTATCGGAATTATTATCAAGGAATTATCGTTGTGAAGTAAAAACACGAAATAAGTTAAAGAGCCGCCCTTCGGGGCGGTTTTTTCATGCCGAAAGGAGGCTTGAGCATGTTTGGACAAGACAAAATTCTCCACTTCATTCTCGGTTTCATGATTGCCACTATCGTCGGCATTCTCATTGGAAGTTCGAGTATTGGAGGGCTTGTTGGAATAGGAGCTGGAGCTGCGAAGGAGGCATGGGACGCAATGGGTCATGGGGTGCCAGAAGAAGGCGACTACGTTGCCACGGAAATTGGAGCCGTACTCGGAACTCTTGTAGCGGAGAAAGTTATCGAAGAAAGCAACGGACGAAGTTGGTGGTTTACAGACATATTTAAGCACGAAAGATTTTGGGATCGTTAGTGGAAGGAGGGCAGTTCGTGGAATGGAGTGAATATGAGATAGGAAAAGCAATTCAATTGCGACAAAAGGGGCTCACCTATCTTCAAATAAGCAATGAGTTCATGAAAGACTCCAAATGCCAGAACAGAACTCGTGAAGCTATACGGATGTTTTTCCGGGTTAAATATCCAAAGATGATAAAGGGAAACATCACCCAACCCGCAGCTCCCAAATCCTCTCGAATCCTTGAATTCTTGAAACGCTACAAAAGCATCTCGCTCTTTGAACTTGCGGATCTGGTCGATATGTCCCCAAAACGCACACGAGCTGAGGTTGAAAAGCTGATCGAAGAAGGAAAGAAAATAAAGCTCCTGGAAGACGGAAGAATTGAGTTCATGCCACCTGAAAGCGGAACTCTCTTAAAACTCGAGCCGGAAGAACAAGAAAGAATAAAATTCGCTTTCATAGCGGATACACACATTGGATCGAAATATCAGCAGATATCTGCTCTCAGAGACTTTTACGAACAATGCGCTCGAAGAGGAGTGCGAAAAGTATTCCATGGTGGTGACTGGACAGCCGGGAAAGGGATTTACCGCGGACAGGAATACGACCTGTTTTTGCATAGCCTGAAAGAGCAGCGAGAATACCTGATAGAAAACTACCCTCAAGTAGATGAAATCGAAACAATAGGCATTCGAGGGAATCATGATGAAGCTTGGACTGTTCTTGTAGGCGACAGCATTATGGATCTTGTTGCTGCAAAAAGGCCAGACATTCGAGTCATTGGAGAGTACCAAGCATTTGTAGATTGGGCAGGGTTCCGATTCTCCCTCCACCACCCCGACGGTGGGCAGGCATATGCTATCTCGTACAAACTCCAAAAGCTCGTAGAGTCGTTTACGGCAGAAAACCTGCCAGATTTCGTGAGTATGGGGCACTTTCACCAGAAAGAGTACGTGACGATCCGAAATGTTGAATGTTTCCAGCCCGGTTGTTTTGAAGCCCAAACTCCTTATGAAATAAGAAAAAACCTCCACCCAGTCATTGGAGGCTGGGTTGTGGAGGCTGTACGAATGAAAAAGGGTATTCGTATTATAGCAGAATTCATAAAATACACACCCAAAGAGAAAGACTGGTGA